AATCTATTTGTTTATATATCAAATAAAATATAAAGACATATAATATTATTATTTAACACACAGGTAAATAAATGTCAAAGTCTTCCCTATTACAAGCATTCAATAATCACTTTTTCGAGTTTATAGATGATATACTAAATGTTTTTCCAGATGATATGGATATTTTAACTGCTAAAAATTCATTTCTATTTATGAAAAAGGTGAACCCAAAACTCTTGCTGAAGAGTTGGATTACATTTGTAGTAGGGTGTTATAAACCACAGATTGAAGCTGGAGACATTGAGTTTTTCATAAACAAGGACTATACAAAAGATATTGAAGTTTCAGAAAATAACAAGAAGATTAAGGATGGGATTGATAGACTAAGAAACCCAGTAAAAAATATGGGTGTAGAAGACAGAGTGAAAATTATGAAATATCTACAAAATCTTACAAAAATAGCGGAAATGTATGAATTACAAGAATAATGGAAATAAAATAGAATACAAATAAGTTATGATATATGTTGAATATAAATATTAATATAATACTGTTAATTTAATATAAAAAAATGTTTTATATTACAATATAAGGAAATGTCAATGTCTGATATGGATGAAGATATGAATATGAATGAAACTACAGTCAAGCCTTTAGTTTTGCCAGAAGAATTTGTAAAGGTAATGCGAAATTTTGTAAGCGATATGAAAACAACTTTTCCAGAGTTCGTACCGCTTATTAACAAGTGGTGGAGTGTAAACAAGGATGAGGAAGGATTAGAAGGAACGGAGGAGGAGATAAAACGATTGTTCAACTTCTGTGTAAAAAAGTATCCTGTTTCTTTTTTCCATATTCTTTATCAAAAAAACGAGATATTTGACGAGGACAGTAATGTAGATACGGAGTTTTTACCAAATATTCATTTCAAGAACTTGTGGCACTTTGATATAAGTGAAAATACCCGTAGTGTTCTTTGGAAGTATTTACAGTTGATTTTATTTAGTGTTACTGGTGCATTAAAGAACGGACCAGATTTTGGAAATACAGAGAAAATGTTTGAAGCAGTGAACGATTCGGAGTTTAATTCTACACTACAAGAGTCTATCCAAAAAATTCAAGAAATGTTTAGTAATATAGACGCAACAAATGCTTCTTCCAAAGAGGATGAAACCGAAAAAAGCAAAGAAAAAACAAATACACAAATGCCATTTACAAATGAAAATGATATTCATGGACATATTCATAGTTTATTAGATGGAAAATTAGGAAGACTGGCAAGAGAAATAGCGGAAGAAACGGCTGGCGAATTGAACTCGGATATGCAAAATATGACGGATATGAAGGATGTTTTTTCAAACTTACTTGGAAATCCAACCAAGTTGATGGGTTTAGTGAAAAATGTAGGTGAAAAACTGGATAATAAGATGAAATCTGGTGAAATGAAACAAAGTGAGATGTTTGAAGAGGCGACAAATATATTAAACAGTATGAAAAGTATGCCTGGTATGGATAATATACATAAAATGATGAGTGAGTTTGGTATGAATATTCCAGGGTTAGATGGAAAAACAAAACTGAATGTAAACGCTATGGAAAGTACATTAAAAAGAAATACACATATGGCAAAAATGAAGGAAAGGATGAAGAGTAATATAGAAAAGAAAAATATGGAAAAGATACAGCAGTTACAACAACTACAACAATTACAGGCGCAGCAACAGCAAAATCAACCACTTCTAACAGATGACCAATTAGTGGAACTTTTTGCAGACGCAAATGTCCCTATGAAAACAAATAAAAAAGAAGGTTCAACAACTAAAAAAGGAAAGTCTAAAAAATAAAAATAATAAAAAGAATATTGATATGTGATTATATAGTATAGTATAATATATAATATATAATATAGAATGACTTGTGTATCTTGGACGAATAATCCAGCAATATTATTTGATAAAAATTATATATTTGACTACTTCCCTGACTCAAGTATGGCATTTGAAGAAAAGATTAATGCAGTAACGAGACTTGTTATATTAATCACTCTTTTAGGATATTTTATGTCCTTTTCTCTGAAAGTGTTGTTTATAGGTGCTGTATCCATCTTTGCTATTTTTATGTATATTCAACTTAGAAAACCAACAAGAAAAGGAAGGGGAGCTTTGTTTAAAGAAGGAATGGATGGTTTGACTTCCTCAGGAGATGATTCACAAGATAATACAGGAACAGATGGACAAACACAAGGTGGAAGTGAAGATGTAACTTCTTATGAAAGTTTAGGAATAAAAGGAATATTAAGTGCTGCTTCTAACCAAGTAGTTGACGCAGATAACAATGATTTAATAAATAATACTTTGAACCCTGCAACAACAATTACAAATAGTTCATTACCTGGGTTTTTGAAGAAGGAGTTTAAGAACATTGACAAGAGAAACCCATTTAGTAATGTACTCTTGACAGAAATATTAGATGACCCAAATAGAAAGGCTGCTCCGCCATCTTTTAACCCTAATGTAGAACAAACTATCACCGAACAAGTAAAGGATGCTGTCCAGTTTATGAACCCAGGAATAAAAAATACGAATTATCAACTATTTGGAGATTTAGAACAAAACTTTATGCTAGACCAGTCGAACCGTGTATTTTTCTCCACAGCGAATACTCGTATTCCAAACGACCAAAAATCGTTTGCAGAGTTCTTATATGGTGACATGCCATCTAGTAAAGAGAGCAACGCAGATGCTGCTATTGCAAGAGAAAAAGATGCTTATCGTTATACTTTATATTAAAGGAGTTTTACAGACCATTTATTTTTTGTGTTTTTTCTTTTTTATTTCAAAATAGTTAAATAAAAATAATAAATAATAAATAATACTATTATATATTATTATACATATGGCACACGTTTCTAATTATACATTTGATAAACTGTCTAGAATTGGCGATGATTCTTGTTGTATCGACCAAAACACAATCCAAAATATAGCACAAAACAACTATCTTTTACAAAATTATTTCGCAAGTGACTGTTCCATGAAAAAACCTATTGAGTTGGCAGTTTCACAACCAGGTATTTTTTACAGAGGTGGTTTCAATTCTGGTGCTGGGGGATGTAACATTGATGATAGTTCCAACTTACAAATTGGTTCTATTCAAACTCATCCAAGATGTCATGTAGATTTATTCCAACGTCCTTTTGCTACTGTCCCATATTTAGGAAGAGGTGCAGTCAACCCTGTTGTTGAATCGGATATTTTACAAGGTGAATTAGGCATTAACCGTCAAAGTGTGAACTTTACAAATGAAGCGAACTATTCTAGTCGTGTTTTTGTACCTTTATTACCAGCTATTCAACAACAAATAAATAACCCAGCACGTAGTATTGAAGATTCTGCTTCTCACGGTTGGGTTCGTGGTGGTATTCCTTGTCGTGATTTGACGAGAGACCAAACATTGAATTAAGATTTTTTAAAAAACTAACGTTAAAAATAATTAATTCAAAAAAATAATAAATAAATGAATAAATAAGTTAAAGTTATTGTGATATGAATATATTATATATATTTACTATTACATACATATCAATATGGATAAATACAATACAACACATATTTGTACATACATTGACTCTGTAAAGGAACTGTTGAAAAAACAAAAACCCGAAGATGAAGTGTATAATGAAGACTATGTAAGGGATGACAAAGATGAAGAATGTGAAAGCGATTATCAAGAACAAAAAGAGCTCATAAACAAACTTTATCAGGATGATTTTTTAGCTGTGTTTGGTTTAAAGGAATATTACGATGATAGAATAGCCTATGTTTTGAATGGAGTAGAAGATACCATCAACTCTTGTCCTGGACTAAAAAAAGGGTTGATGAGAATTTCTCATGTTATGAATACGGATACGAACTTTGGAGTAGCATATTTGTTTTCATACAATCTATTATTTTATACACATAAGTGTTTATGTGAATATATAAAAAGTGGTGAAGTAAAAGAAGACACAATCAACGAATGGTATGATAACATCGAAAAGTTTTTTGAAGAGAGTAAAAGTGATGGAGATTATTTATAGAACTGAAGATTATAACAAGAGATAGAATTATAAGAAGAGATGGAAAATTAAAATATTTATATACATATAATATAAATATCAATATAATATGGCATCTACAAGAAATAAGAACACACAAGGAAACTATTGTATGCAACAGAATCAATACAAGGATATGGAAAGATATGAATTATATATAAACTCTGGGTATGGACAAGCATATGATACAAGATGGTGTGGTAATGGTCTGAATCCAGCACAAATCCCAAAAAATATGTTGTCATCTAATTCGGTGGAGATTGAATCTTTTTTATTTGGGACAGGACTCACTAATTTAGTAAATCCTATTAAACCACTTGTTCCTGAATTAAATACATTACAAACATTCAATCTTTATGAAAATCCAACAATATATATTCCACAGCCTTTGGTAGTTGAAAAGAATCAACGACCTTTATTTAGGTCAACTTAGAATATTCAAATAAGGAGGATTCAAATAAAGAGGATTCAAATAAAGAGGAACATAATTTTTATATAACAATTAGTATAATTATATAAATATAATACAATAAGACAGTATAATACAATATGACTATTTTATCAAAAGCAATTGTAACACAACAACTTACAATCGAAACAATTTATGTGACTAATATTACCATTGTAAATGGTGGTAGTATTACCTATCAAACTACAAACCAGAATAACGAAATTGTGAACAATACTTTCAACTCCTCTTTTTGGTCACAAATTGGAACCGATATTTATTATAATGATGGGTTTGTAGGGATTGGGACAACAACTCCTCAGTATGCACTAGATGTAGTTGGTAGTATTCAGTCAAGTGCCGATATTTATGCTGCGGACTATTACTCTTTGTCTGATATTCGATACAAAAAAGACATTGTATCTTTACCAACGAGCGGTGCTAGTCTTGACTTTATCAACCGTTTAAACCCAGTAACATTCAAGTATATTGAGAATGAAAAGGAACATATTGGGTTTATAGCTCAAGAAATACAAAAAGTTCAAGAGGAGACTGGATGGAAAGTCCCATCCCTTGTATCTGATGCGGACCCTGACCGCTTATTTGTATCTCAACAAAATTTGATTCCTGTATTAGTAAAATCCATTCAAGAAATGAGTCAAACTATAAACGAAATGAAAGAAACAATAGAAACTTTGAAAAAGGAGATTCATGATTTGAAAAAATAGGCGCATTAGGCATACACATCCTTGAAATTGAAACTCTCATACAATACTTCTATCTCTAATGTAAAACTGAAATTCATATTATTCAAATCTACTAAATTTCCAAACTGGTCTAGTAGTTTTATTTGAAACTTGGTTAAAGTAACTGGACCATTATACCTTCTCAACTTGGAAATATTACCAACATAGTCCACTACTAATGATAGTTTTCCATTTATCATTGGTATTTTTGCCAATATATCTTCTTGTATAATACTGTTTTGTAGTACACCAATATTCTCATTGTTCTTGTTGTACTGATTATCATTCAAACAAAAATAAATATATTCATCACCGCCACCATTGAAAAGACCCTCGGAGACCAATTCTTCATTTATATTGATATTGAGGTATTGATAAGAACGAAACCCTAATATCCATCCTAAGGTATCCATTGCATTATTATTCACTGTTTCAGGATAAATAAATAAAAGTGAAAAAGTCATATCTTGGGGTGCTTGTGAAGTAGGCGTGTCCTGAATATAAAAATACGACTTGAAACTATACTGATTTACGGTGAAATAAATATATTGTAAGTTTGTCCCATAGTAAGGAGAACCTGGAGGAGCCAGATAAAAATAAGTGTTGTTTAAATAAATGGCGAGTGTATTGAAGTCATAGTTGCCTTCTGGAACAACAATCTCATATTCTTCAGAAGTGTTTCCTACCGTGATTATCATTTTACATCGGTTGTTTTTCTTGGCGTTGGAAAAAAGGTAAATACAATTGGCTATTTCAATAGAGGACATGCGCATAGAGACGACATTTTTAAGTTCTACTGGAAGTAGATAAGTGAAGTTGGAAGAAGTGGACTCTGTATAATTTTGACGGAAAGAGGTGTTTAAATGGATATTTTGAAGGTGGACTATTCTTTTTAAACTGTTGAGATGACTCGGTGCTACAGCGTTGTTATATGAGTTGGCAATATAGTTTGTATGATTTGCATTATGGAGAGCAGGATTTTGTGAAACTCGGTCTTGATATCCTAGATTAGCCGTATCATATTCGCTGTTTAAAACAGTTGTCTGTGCTTGTTCTAAGTAGGAAGGGTTGATTATTTTATTTGTATCTGTTTCTTCGTCCGCATTTTTTTTGTATTTATTTGTTATATTTATATTGATATTATTGGTATTGTACTTATTGGGTGTGTTATTCTTTTTATGTTTGCTAGTATCCTCGCGAAATGTATTGTATTCAGGAGTATCATATTCATTGGTAAAACTAGGGTCGGTTAAAATCTCTTCTATATCTTTTTTTTCAAAATTGCGGACTTGTTTTA